ACAGTATGGTCTGAATATTACGGGACTGGTGAAGGGCAAACCTATATGGTCCTATTCACGTCCGGTTATGGTCAATATGATGATGGTTCTAAGAATGCTCTAGAGAACTTCAAGAAGACTTTTGGAGCTTATATGGCACTCGGTGCAACAGTCGAGGAAGGTATCGTACTTGATTTTCCTGGCAGTAAGTTTCTATTGAGTGATGCTGTCAAGGCTTCTCTTGTCGAGTGGGAAGGTGTAGCCAATATGAATTATCACGCTTCATTTCATTTTAACTTCAGTTGAGGATATATTCATGTTAACGAAACAGGAACTAGATGACATTTGGGACAACAAACCATATGGTCATTTCACCAAACTGATTAAGCAATATAAGGGAACCAAGAAATACGAAGTGACTGTCAAGGCATTTCGATACGAGATGATTGGTGAAGAGAAGGAAGTTGTTCGAGCAAAAGATTCCACAGCTGCACAATATCATGCTGAACCAATCATTGCTCGACTATGTGTGAATAATAATCTATGGCGCTGGGATAAGAGTATTACATTCAAGTCTGCCGCTGTAGAGGTGAAGTGATAATGGATATCATCTGTGATATTGATGGGACAGTCGCTGACTGCTCCCATCGCTTACATTGGATTCGGTCCAAACCAAAGAACTGGAAAGCATTCTTTGCCGGAGCAATGGATGACAAGCCAATTCTTGAAATGATTGTCACCATTAATGCTCTTAAGAATGAAAATCGTATCATCTTTTGCACCGGACGTTCAGAATCAAATCGAAATGTTACTAGTGATTGGTTAGCAACCTATGTTGGTGAATGGACAAAACTATGTCCAATTTACATGCGAGAAGATGGCGATTACCGACATGATGATATCGTGAAGGAAGAACTTCTTGTCAAAATTCGTAAAGCTGGTTATGAACCAACTCTAGCATTTGATGACCGAGATCGAGTCGTTGCAATGTGGCGCCGTAATCACATCCGTTGCTTTCAGGTTGCCGACGGTAATTTCTGAGTCGAAAATTAACTCTTTTTAATAAAATATGTGTTGACTTGGGGTTCGATCCTTGGTATAATACGAGCATGACATACTTCAAGACAAAGCGACCCTCCGGCTTCATCAAGCCCAAGGTGTTTACCAATCTGAATGAGTATCTTGCACAATGTCCAAAGATCGAGCTCGAGTCTCGGGACTATAAGTTCCTGAGTCTTGCTGAACAGCAGAGTCGCTTGTCGACTCGTGGTCATCACAAGGTCGGTTGTGTCATTGTTCAGAAGGGTGAGGTTCTTGGTTCCGGTTATAATACGGTCAAGACTCATCCTTTTCAAGCAAAGTGGAATCGCAACAGTTCTTGTCTACATGCTGAAATGTCTGCCCTGCTTGAGGCTCTTCGTGTTCCTGACTTGACACCAGAGCGAGTCACTGTCTATGTTTCTAGGTATACTCGAAAGGGACTTCTGGGTTGCAGTTATCCTTGCAAGAGTTGCTGGGCAGCTCTCAGTCACATTGGACTCAAGCGTGTCGTGTGTTATGATCAACATGACAAGCCCACCAAGTTAATTGCTCACTGAAAAATCAAAGGACAATCTCACATGACTCTTCATTATGAATTCCCTTGTATTGCCTACTGGCATACAGTAGCAAAGTACTTCGAGGGCAATGAGAACTTTGTTATTGTGGACAAAGAAGACTACTTTGTAGTAAACTATATTCGTGCAGGCAAGGAGACTCATCCTCCAGTCGATGCTGATGAATATCGACGTGCAACCACATTACGTGAAGCAAGGGGACTGATCTTCTGTTCCAAGACTGGAGTGCTTCTATCACGCCCATTCCATAAGTTCTTTAATCTTGGAGAGCGAGAGGATATTGTTCCTGACTTCTCCAAGCCGCATCATATCATTGAGAAGCTAGATGGGTCGATGATTCGCCCGATTCCTCTACCTTCTGGTATTCGTTGGGGAACAAAGATGGGTGTGACTGATGTTGCTATGCAGGCAGAAGAGTTCGTGGCTAAGAACATGAGGTATCATGCCTTTGCTGATGCTTGTATTGGAGCTGATATCACTCCGATCTTCGAGTGGATTTCCCGTCAGCAACGTATTGTTCTTGACTATCCAGAGGACAATCTGATTCTTCTAGCAATGCGCAATAATTTTGACGGAACATATATCTCTCGTCAAGGACTAGAGGCAGTAGCAAAGCTATGGCATATTCCTCTAGTCAAGGTCCATTCGCTCTGCTGGTCGAAGGATGATCCAGAAGAGTTTAAGAACTTTATTCGCTCTATGACTGGCATCGAAGGATTTGTCATTCAGTTCGATGATGGTCATATGGTCAAGATGAAGACTGATGAGTATGTTGCTCTTCATCGCGCCAAGTCTCTGCTAGAGAATGAGCGTGAAGTTATTGGACTGATTCTAGAAGAGAAGACTGATGACCTACTACCGCTACTACCGGAGAGTGATCGTGCTCGACTAGTGCAGTTTGAGGAAGACCTGTGGTATGACATTCTAACTTTTCAATCGACTGTTAATGCAGTGCTACGACAGGTAGATGGTCTGCCGCGTAAAGAGTTTGCTCTTTCATCTGAGTCAATGGAGACTATGCTACGTGCGGCAGTATTCAAGCATTATGATCTAGGTTATTGCGAGCTGAAATATATTCTTGACACAATTCAAAAGCATCTAGGTTCTAATTCTTCATTTGCAAAAATCAAGGGTATCCTAAAGGCTGCTTCTTGGAAAGAGATTAAGACTGATGAGTGATTTCCTATTAATCAATGGAGACGATAATGCCTGAAATGATTATGCTTGTTGGTATCCCAGGGACAGGTAAGTCTACCTGGGTCAATGAACAAGATTTTTTTAATAGATCTAACTGGATGGTTCTGTCAACAGATAACTTTGTTGAATCTGTTGCTCTTGGTGAAGGTAAAACATATTCTGATGTTTTCAATATACCGGGTGTAATGATTCAAGCAGAGAAGAATCTACATGAAGGTCTGGAATATGCCATCTCCAGAAACATGAATATTGTCTGGGATCAGACAAATCTTACCGCAAAAACCAGAAAGCGTAAACTAGATAAAATCCCTGCTCATTATCGAAAGACAGCTCGAGTCTTTCCTGTTCCAAAAACTCATGATGCTTGGCTTAATAGTCCAGAACGTTCAGGAAAGATTATTCCTGATAAGGTGATTGCAAATATGATTGCATCGTTTGAACAGCCTACCATCTATGAAGGCTTTGACGAGATTATCACGCCAGTATATTTTGATTAACTCAATAGATAAAAGAGGTTAATACTGAAAGAGCCTGGGGAAACCCAGGCTCTTTTTTAGCAAAAAATTTCCATGACTCTATCAACATATTGATCTCTATCTTTTATAAAGACCTTTGTATCTTCATGATCAATCGCCATTACAATAACAATTTGAGGGAATCGATACATCGTAAGTTCTTCTGCCATTAATGAATAACAAGTTGCTTGCAGAAAATAGCTTTCAATGTCTTCTTCATTCTTGATTCTCTTGGATGTCTTAAAGTCAATGACTGAGTTTACACCATGCCATCCAGCCAATAAATCTGTTCGACCTGCAGTCTTCAATTTGGAAGACCATAAAGGTACTTCAATTCCGTAGATTGAACCTAGACTTAAATCAAGATGAGGTTTGATTTTAGAAAAGGTTTCAAGGTTCACGGGCATCTGCCCACGTTTGTAGTCATTACCTAGAATATAATTTTCACAGATGGAATGAATTGCAGAACCTCGGCGGGCTGCTTGTATTGAAACCTTTTTGGCTTCTTCTTCACCAACTCTATTTTTCCATGCGGTGATAGCATCTTTTGAGAGTTTTTCACCAAGAATGGTTGTTACAGAAGGAAAAGTACCACCTGGTGTGATATAATACCTTCTCCCGTCAATTTCAGTTGTTTCAAGTTCTGGTAGAGAGACTGGATTGAATAGAAATTCTCTAGTTCTTTTTGTGGTAATCAATTTCAACTCCTGCTTCTTGCATCATAATATCAGAACGGTAATAACTCTCCTGTGGAATATGAGTGTGTCCTTTTAATTGTACTGTAACCACTCGTTTAATACCTGATTGTATTAATGCTCTAGCACAATCAGCACATGGAAACATGGTCACATATGCCGTGCAATCTTCAATGCGGATGCCATTTCTAGCAGCATTGAAGATTGCATTACGTTCAGCATGTTCAGCCCAGTAGTATTTTTCAGGTCTTGCATGTCTATAGTCTAGATCGTCATTAATACCCCGACAGAATCCATTATATCCTGTAGTTCGAACTTCATGATTCGGACCAACAATAACACAACCTACTTTTGTAGAGCGGTCTTTGCTCTTGGAAGAAACAAAGACCGCCATATCAAAGAAGTAATCATCCCAAGTCATCATATCTTCGGCTATTTGCCTATCAGTCAATCCATTGAAATCAAAATCATTTTCTCTGGCATTCTTATAGGCAACTCTGATATAGATTTCCAGATCAGAGAGGATTGATTGCTCCCGCATCTTCAAGTTCTTCCCTTGCAATAACATATTGCTTCACAATGTCACTTCTGACAATATCATTTCGATCAAACTCAATCACATCAAAACTTTTCATTCGATTGATGACTTTAAAAAAGTCTTTAAACCCAGATACTTCTCTTCTATTATTTAGATCATTTTGTTTGATATCACCTGCAAAGATCACTCTACAATTTTTACCGATACGAGTAAAAACGGAATGTAGTTCCGAAGGTGTCATATTCTGTAGTTCATCTACTACAATTATAGCATCATTAATAGTAATGCCGCGAACAAATGAAGTGGTCATAAACTCTACCACGCCTTTTGTTTTAAGATACTCGTATGCATCACCGCGTTCAAATAATTCACTGAATATGGAGTAATATGGAGCTTCATATACTTTGGATTTCTCTTTATTTGATCCTGGTAGGAAACCCATATCTCTTGTAGGAACAACCGATCTAATAATAATAAGTTTTTCATGAGTCTTATTAATAATATCATTCATGCCAAGATATATTGACAAGAATGATTTACCAGTACCGGCAGTTCCTACAAGTAGTAAATTTTGCCCGTCCTCATAGTGATTAAATGTTATTCTTTGATTATCTGTCAGCGGAATAATCTGTTTAAATGTAAAATTAAATTTATCACTGACTGATGAGGATTGATTTCCAGATTGTTTTGTTTGTTGTCTCTGGATTCTTCTTTCTCTTCTCGAGATCTTTTTATTATTGGCTGACATTGATACCTTTTAAAACGTGTTTATGCTCGATTTCGTCAGTCCACGTGAATGTTGTTTCTTGATTTCTTTGAGCCTATCACGGAAGCCGTTATCTGGTTTTTTCAAGCCCAAACGAATACTGTCGCCTAACGCAGGTGCCGAAACGATCTGTTGCTGAAACTCTGGGTTATTCTTTAAAAAATCCTCCTTTTCGGCAATGGACATTACTTCCGTGAACGATTCGCCGGTCTCAGTATTTAATAGAGTGTAAATCGGCATTAGCGATAGTTTCCGTACTCATATTCATCATCGTCGAGGTCGACAAGTCGATCCACATTTTTAGATCGAATTAGATTCCTAAGCTTCTTTTCTCGTCGGCGCTGTTTTGCGCTTCGAACGTCAAAGTAATCTTCGTCTTCATCCTGCCAGCCACCTTTGTTCCCGTAGCTCTTTGGCTTACTCTTACCCATGTTTCAAATTAGTCCTGGAAATGCCCTGTTGATGATGTTGATTGTGATCCCTGGATATGGAATATGCTTGTCTTTGATTGCAAGCAATAGCTTGGCGTCTTCGGGATCAACGGACTCAAGCAATTCGATGAATAGATGTTCTCGCCTATGTTGTTTTAGGTTTGGATTACCACCTTCAACAAATAGATAAAGTTTACGAATATCTGTATATAGTCGATGATGCTGATCGACTAGATCATTTGGTTTGTATGGAGGATTGCCTTCAGGTAGAAGCCATTTGATTGCTGGATGATATGCATACCTAAGGATTTCTTTGAGTGCCGGAGATTCATGCATTCTCAGAAAATGCACTCGTTGATCATCACCGGTAATTTTAGATGCTCGTGATAGGATTTCACTGATGCCGAGTTTCATACAAAGTCCCCAATAGATTCTGTCAAGTTCTTAAGTCGATTTGCAATAAAGTAGTTTAGTAGAGGCGGTGTTTTCTTATTGGTTTGTTCATCATAACTTTCAAGAATACTATTACGAATACCCTCAGGAATTTCTGTAAGATCAATCAGTTGCTTATTTCGCATGTAATTCCTGAAGTTTGGATGGTCAAACTTACTATGAATTTCAATATTCAGTAGAGAATCCATTTTCTTTTGTGTCATGGGCTTTTGACGAACACCAAGAACAAAACAATTATCATCTGATAGAATATTGGGAATGCCGTCTCCCGCATCACCTTTTAGAATATGCTCAATTAGAAACTGATCTGGATCATTACATACAACAAACTTTTTCAGAACAGGATTGTACTGCTTAACATTGATGAAACGCTGTAGTTGCTGAAAGTCCTTGTCACCAGATAGGATCAGGATCTTTTCGTTTGTATTACCAAATTCCATACAAAGAGTACCGATAATATCATCCGCCTCAGCAGACTCGATATCAATTACTCGATATGGAAAATAAACCTTTAGTTCAGAACGAATTTTATTCAGACATTCAAAAATCTCTTTCCAATTGAGTTCAGATGCTGCTTGGCTCTTCTTACGATTGGCTTTGTAATATGGAAAGATTTGACGGCGCCAATAATTCTTGTTGTCACAAGCAATTACTAATTCACCGTATTCAGGACCAAATTTAGTCCGATACATTCGAATGGAATTTAGGCACATATGCCTGACCATCGATTCATCTACTTGTGCATTGGTATGATTACCAAGTTGCATCATAATATTGGATAGCATCACTTGAGACAGATCCAAGATAATCATTCTATAGTGGGCTTGAGCCCTCTCCTTCCTTTGCGGTGATCACAATCTTAATTTTATCTGATACTTCTAAAGTACCCTCTTTATCCAATTGAACAAAGAGATTATCTGCTATTAATTGTAGGGGATGTTCTATATCATAGATTTTAGATAGAAATGATCGGATGGATTCTACTATTAGTGCACCATCTTTAATGGATGCCATTTCATCTGGTGGTTCAAAACCGACAAGACTGAGATTATTAAACAGCATGGGAATAACAACTTCAAGTGCTTCTTGAATGTGAATTTGTTTTATTGTATCCACATTTTCCGTCACGTCTTCAATAGTAGGAACGTTTGGTTTACGGACTTGCCTTTCAAGTGGAAAGGGTATTACATTATCCGAATTGCCGATCATGAATTCATTTTACTCTAAATCCTCAAAAAGTCAACCATATTTATCAAAGCTTAAGTTCTGAGCCCTTATTGCTGTAAGACTTACGGATTTGTTGGGAAATAGAATGAAGAATCATCATATGAATATCCTCAACAAGCCCGTAATTATTGGCTGGAACATGAATAGGGGTATGAGATATATTATTTATAACACCCCCATCAAAGCCTGTCAATGAAATAATATGCATTGAAAATTCTTTTGCTTTATTTACACCATTAATTACATTAGGTGAATTTCCACTTGATGATACTGCAATTGCAATATCACCTGGATTAGGGCTAAAGTATTCCAATTGTTTAGAGAAGATATATTCATAGCCAATATCGTTTGCAATTGCAGTAATTAATTCAATATTAGAACAAAGACTAACGGCTTTAGGCTTTTTCTTGGTATCCTCATGAATACCTTTTACATAATCACAAACCCAGTGATTTGATATTGCTGCAGAACCACCATTTCCAAATAGATAGAGTGTTCTATCCGTTGCATGATTGATAACTTGATATGCATTTTCTATAGATCGTACATCAACTTTACTAAGTACTGTAGTAAGAGAATTATAATATTCAGAAAAGTTCATTTTACTTATACCCTAACCCATGAACTACCTTGATCACAAAAAGAAAAATGAAATGCCCTATAGTATTTCATGGCAAAAGAAAATCTAGATCTTGCTTCTTTAGGAACATAAAAGAGCATATATCCTCCTCCACCAGCACCCAGAAGTTTTCCACCAAGAGCACCAGATGAAATACCCGTTTCATACATTTCATCAATATGTGGATTTGTGATATTTGGAGCAAGTTTCTTTTTTAATTGCCATGTATCATGTAACAACATACCAAACATATTAATATTGCCCTTGTGAAGGCACTTCAATGCATACTCTGCAATATCAACCATCATCTTGGTCTGGTCAAATGTAGAAATGTTATTCTTTAGATTATCGACTTGATCGCTTAGAATATCTGAGGTTTGTCTTTCGATTCCAGTTGAATAGCACATGAGGTTTTCATTGAGGTCTTGCAGCGAATCCCAACGAATATTGATCGGTGTAACTTCAACGCCAGATGAGTCGAACCGAAACACATTGAATC